AGACACAGCATTCCTTGAAGCTGTTACGCTGTTTGGTTTGTCTGGTAAACCTATCACCAGACGATCTACGGAAAGCGTGTCCATGCTCTCTCGACTGTACCCAAATCCGTTCGTGAGCCCCAAGAATCTCATTGACCTTGATCGCATGTTTTCAAAAATTGCATATTCCGCTGACAAAGTCCGGTTGAAACGCGTTGCGACTGCAAACAAAATTTTCAGTTACGCGTACAATGAGGCTACAGGACACCCCACATTGGTCAGGTATCTCACAAAGTATCACCAGCTGTTAGTTGCAGCCGACAAAAACATCCACATGACCAATCAAGCCCACCACCAAACAGGCTGGAATGCAGTTGACGCAAACCAAGTCCCTTGGGACACAGTTGATGACCACAGCAAAAGTGAATATGAAGCTAAATTCGCAAAGCAGCTTGAATTCATGGAAATGTCAATTCATTTGTTTGATACGGGTGCGACAACAGGTATTTTTGAATACGGATCGCTCATGTCCTTTAATGTTGAACCTTCTCTCCAACAAGTTGAAGCTGGACCACCAAAAACCACAGTCAGAAACATTCCTGCAACACCCCGTAGTGTTCTCGATTACGATGCGGGTCATAAGCTCGTTCCAATGAGCATGCGTCCAAATGGGCGAGTTCTAGCCCGTTTGGGCATGATGACTCAACTCATGGGCGCTGTTTGCGGCGAAATTGACTGTATTTTTGACCTGTTTCCAGGCACTTTTTCAATGTCATACACTGCTGGAATGAATGCTCCGTGGGTTCGGGACAATGCCTCAGGGCCACCAGTGTTCATCGGAAACTGCTATTGGGGCACTGACGTCGAATTGGAAATTGATAAGACTTCACTCCTAAAAAATGGCATGTATCAAAAGATCACTTGGTTTGACAACGCTGAACGTTCAATACTATCAATATTCACGTCCGTATTGCACTCAAAACACCGCGCTTGTTTGGTCATCTTTGATCCTCCACATGTTGGTACATGTATGGGCGGTAAAGATTGGCTGACTCACTTCCAATTGTTGGTTAAAAACCTAGGACAAGGTGCGTCCGCTCGATACACTTGCGTATTCATGAATCTCCCGTTACTTGACAAGAAAAGCCAGAAGAATCAATTGATGCAAGTTGCTCGCGCTCTTGAATCCCATAACGGTTTCCTTATCCGACTTGGCTCTTCAATCCCATTTTCAAACTCAAGTCTATCATTTGGTGACCTTGTTGTTTTCGACAGTGTTGAAGATGCAAAGCGCAATGGTGGCCATTGGAAGGCGACCACTTACGATTCCCAATGCGTAAACATCATGTTCATTCCGAAGAAGTTTGGAACTGATCGTGTGGACTCGAAGTATTTCATCACTATCTCAGAGTGGTGCTCAAACACGTCAGGGC